GTAGCTCCTGGACTACCTAAAGTAATAGATCCCCCACCAGTTACACCTGCACCAGTAACGCTGTATTGTGATGCAGATGATGGTGAGTTGTTGTAAGTAAGGAGTGTCGTACCATTGTAAACTTTTAGATCAGCTACTGCAAAAAACTCAAAAGGTACAGAAAAACTAGTCTGTCCAGATGTAGCTGTATACTGTACTCTAGGTGTAGTATCACTTATTTGTAATGCCATTATCTTATGCCTTTTTCTAACTTATCGAATATACTATCCAAATACCATATATTGTTAAATGGTACAAGTTTTCTTATTCTTCTAGCAGTATGATGTGTATGTTTACCTCTACCCCAGTCATACATAATCTGTGATACAGTAGCAAACTGACTAGCTGTTGGACCTAACACACCTGTTTTCCATGCTAATGAAGTACCATAAGGTTTTCCAATACCAACTAATGGTCTTAATCCAATTCTATTATCTGTTAATGTTTCTAACATTCTATTTGTTTCTAAGAATATTCCACCAACACCAGCTCTTTCAAACCCATCATAAATCTTTTCTCTAATGTCTTTTTTGCTGTAATCTTTTCCTAACTGACTACTTCTAATTCCATCTACAACCATACCAAAAAACAATAAAGCACCCATTTGAGTTAAGAAACTAAGATCTCTTTCTTGTAATCCTCTTTGCATTACCTTTCTATCAAAGGCAAATATAAATTTTTTAAACTGTAAAATAACTGCACCTAATTCATCACTAGCAAATAAAGGAGTATCTCCTAATGTTGGTGTAATAATTTGATAGTCTACCCCTTCATTTAACATTCTATTAAATCTAAAAGCTGCATTAATTTCTTTAGGATTTTCAATCCAGTTTTCTGTATTAGCAAACTTTAATAAATTGTAATTAGGATTGTATTCAATACCATCTTTACCAAATCCATATTTCTTATAAGCATCAGCAATATCTTTTATTTCTCCTGGTGCAACACCTGCATGATTGAATCTCATCATATCTTTTTTAGTAGCTTTACCATTTACAAATCTTAATGATGCTTCAATAATTTCAGTTCCTATATCATTACTTGCTGCTGTTTTCCAAAACCATGTCCAAGATGCCATACCATTAATGTATTTAAAATTAAAAGAAGATATAGATTGAACAGTTCTATCTAAATTATTCATAGTCGCAAATGTATCATGATGTGATCCATACACTTGATTAGCTCTACCACCATCTAACATAAACTCTATTGCTTGACCTGCTCTATTAGCTTGTCTATTTGCTTTTTTAAAAATATCTAGATTAGATACACTAGCATTAAAGAATTGTAATAACCTTCCACTAGATCTTTTTAATCCATTATAAGTAACAATCCTGGCAATATCTGGTAATCCAGCTAATGCACCACTTAACATACCTGTAGAATTAAAAGGTTTTATTAATCTATAAAATCTAGACAAAAACCTTTGTGGATTTTTAGCTAATCCAAATCTACCTTTAAATAAATCTCTTACAGCTTCTGTATCTTTTAATACTTTTTTCTTTTTCTTTTGTTCTTCTAAAACATTTTTAGAAATAGTAGGTTCATATAAATCTTTAAAAATAATAGCTTCGTTTTGGTCAAACATAACTCTTGCATTCTGAGATTTATTTCCTTCTTTACCCCAAACATTAATAACAATACTATCAAAACCATTATCTTTAGCCCAATCACCAGCTATGAAACCTTTATCTACTTCACTTCTGCCCAACATAAATTCTCTAAACATTAAACTTCTTAGATCATCTTCACTTAAATCTAAATCATCTACAATCTGTTGTTTTCTTTTTTGAAGTTCTAATGTTGAATAAAACTTGATACTGTCTTTATCTCCCATAAATAAAAACTTTTCAAATTTATCTCTTACTTTTTCTGGAAAAGATTTAAGAACTTTATCAGGTCCACCAATCTTAAGTTTATGTGTGATTGCTAATATCGCTAAATCTAAATCATCATTAATAACATAAGGATTTTTTAAAGTAACATCTGCTTCTACAATTTTATTAGAATAATAACTAGCGTGTTCTAAAGATGTACCCCAGTATTGTCCACCACCTTTACCAAAATCTACGTTTCCTTGAAAATAATTATTACCTAACTCTGTAGTTTTTCCTCTATATAATGTTAATGTAGTTTCTTTACCAGATTCTACATTAAAATTTTTTCTTGATTTATTTACCCATCCTTCTTCATCAATATCTACAGAATCTAAATCATCTCTTTTGATATTAACTTGAGGTTTACCATAAATTTTTTCATCATATTCTTTTGCTATTTGTCTAAGTCCTGGTGCAAAAGTATCTGGCACTAAATCATACATATATCCAAATGCAAAAGGATCTCCATATTTTTCTGTAAGAATAATATCTGGAACTACAGATTTAAAATATTGTGTTGCAATATATTCTATATCACTAGCAATATATCTTTTATCTAGCATAAATTCATAGTCTACATCTTTTAAAGGAATGCTTCTTGATCTTAAATATTTAGAATAACTAGGCTCTTTAAATATAAATTCATCTCCTGGCAATACACCTTCAATAGTTTCTTCTGGTGCTTCATAAGGTCTATAATTTTTAAAGTTATCCATAATTCTTTTAGCATAATCTTCATCAGAATTTTTCAATATAATCGGATAAACATCTTTATAAAAAGTATCAAAGTTCTTTTCTATAAACTCAAAGTTCCACATTACAGTAAAGTAGTTTTTTCTTGTACCACTTAGCTTCACATCATTAATTAAATCTTCTAATGATTTAACTTTATCTTTTAACTGCTCATAAGAATAAACAACTTTCTTACCTGTTCTTGGATATGTGTAGGTCCATTGTTTGTTTGGATTATATAATTTACTTTTAGGATTAAAGTATATTTCCAGTTCATCTAATCCTCTTTTAAAAAACTCATATTCTTTATCTGGTTTAATTAAGTATAATCCAGTTTTGTTAATCTTATCTCCTAATGGTTTCACTATAGTACGATCAAATAATCTAGCTGCTTGTTCAACTTGAGGAATCTCTGGATATTTATATCCTCTCAAAATTGCATAAGGTACTGCTTCTTTAAATTGTTGTGATGATAGTATTTGTTTATCTTTGAATACAGACAGCTTAATCTTTTTACCTATATCCATTTTATTAATACCATGACCTTTAAGATAATCTGCATACAGATCTTCTAATCCATCAACAAAATCTTTTAGTAAAGGTGTATAATCAACAGCCTTAATAGCTTCAGCACTATCAGGCATCTGACCATAAGGAAGTTTATTTGCTTCTATATACAAAGAATTTTTTAACATATTCAATGTATATTCTTTAGCTGTTCTGTTATCTGTATTCATTACCCTGTCTAAAGGGTTATATCCAATTCTTTCTAAAAATGTTCCAGTGTTTATTGTTTTTAATTGGTCATCAGTTATTCTTGGATCTATTTTATTTCTATACTTTCTTTCACTTAATCTTATGGCATTATTAATAATTTGTTGGTCTACTAAAATTGATCCTTGTCTAGCAACATTACCACTTCTATTTTCTAATATCTGATCGTAAGCAATCTTATTAATTCTATTTTCATAATCAGCTTTGGTTTCTGATATTTCTTTAGGTAAACGAACATGAGCTAGTTCGTGTCTAGTTACAAACTCTAACCATTCTCCTTCGTTTTTAAAATCACCTTTTTTAAAAGGAATTACTCCAGGCACTGTGCTTTTTAAATGTCTACCTTCTCTAAACATTTTAACAATACCTTCTTCATCTAAGTTTAACTGAGCAACACTTAGGTCTTTGTTTCTTCTAACAAATGCAGGTACGTATTTACCATTAACATTCTTTCCTACTCCTTTTCCTCTTTTGATAATCATATCAGGATATTCAGCTTTGATTGCATTAATAGCTTCATCAATAGTATTCGCTTGTTTAGCATACATAGCGTCAGATGTAGGTTTAGAAATAATAGGTGGAATTTCCGAGTTAGAAGCATTCTCATAAAATTTCATTTCAGAAAAGGCTTCTGCTCCATCTTCATAATTTTTAAATTTCTTTCCTAATTTATTTATGTACCATGCAAAACCACCAACAACTAAAGCATCTTCATATGCTCTATCTTCATTTAATACTTGTTTGATAGCTTCTTCACCAACCATCAATTTAGAAAACTTTGTTAGTTCTTCTCCAGCTTTCTTAAATGATTGTACAGTTTTAGCACCTTTAATCAGTCCACTACCAAATACCCAGTTACTAGGATCACTTAATTCACCCATCAAACTAGCAATATGATACATAGGATTACTTGTATCGCTTATATGTTTTTCAAAATCTTTTAATAGATCTGTAGTTTCTTTAGCACTAGTACTGTTTGCAAAATATTTTGGAATAAATTTTCTATAATTAATTAATCTAGGATCTTCATAAACATTATATGTTTCATCTGCTTCATATTTTGGTGTATCTTTTAAAGCATTAGCTACAGTTCCAACAACAGAACCATAACTAAATCCTCTCCATAAAAGATTAGGATCATCTACTACATCTTTAATGTAACTAGATACAGGTGTGCTTTGTTTCTTTATAACCTCTGGTTGATTAGGATCTGCTTGTAATAATGTTTTCACTATTTTAAAACATCAGGGGTATACAACATTCCCTTGATAAGCTCTCCCTTTTTATCGCCTATTAAATTAGTAATCTTTTTAAAGTTTCTATTCTTAATAGCTTTAAATAATTGATTCTTATCTATTTCTGGGTTTGAATATAAAACTTCTCCAATAATTGTTTTTTCAAAACCTCCTAAATCTACAAAGGTATTATCTATTTCAGATATAATTCCTCTTGCTTTATCTACATCAAAAGGTATAGGAGCTACATTACCACTTAATGCTATATTTACATTTCGGTAATAACGATCAAATAATGTTAGCTTATCTCCTTCTGTTTCATACAGTTCATTACTAAATATATTTTGTAATTCTTTACCTGTTTTAAAATCTAAATCTCTTTCTAATTCAGCTATTGTATTAACTACACTCTTATCAAATATATTCTTTCTTTCTCCTGGTAATATTTTTGTAGCAATATCCCAAACACCACTGATAATACTTGTACTCTTTTCAGTTATATATCTTCTAATAGGTGCATCTTCTGGTAATAAATTAACAGCATCATTAACTAATTTTTGTTTAACTGAATCAATATCTATATCGTTTGTGTAATAGTTAGGATTAAAATAATCACTACTATTAAATTGAAATTGAGGATCGCTAGTTATATTAGACGATCTTCCTTGTAGATCTTCATAGTTATTATAAAACAAATCATATCTAACATTAGATGCTTTAGTTTGACCATTAATAGATTG